CAGCGCGCTCGCCCCGCGCGCCTGCTCCGCGCCCATCGCCTTGCCGTGGGCCGTCAACGCATCCTTCACGCTGTGGTGGACGATGTGAAACGAGACGCCCGTCTCGTGCCCTAGCGCGCGGATCACGGCCATGAGCCGGTTCATGTCTTCGTTCGAGTTCTCGTTGCATTCGTGGAACGAGCTGAGGGGATCCAGGCACACCACCTCGGCCCCGCGCGTTTCGATCAGTTCCTTGATCAGCTGGACGGCGCTGTCGTTGACCACGATCTCGCCGTCCTCGTAGCGCACCAGGACGAGGTCGTGGTCGCGTCCGCTGTGGAAGTCGAAGCGGTCCTGCAGCGCCTCGGTGTCGATCCCGTGATGCCTGACGGTGCCCACCAGTCGGCGTACCAGTTCGTCGTGCGGATCTTCGCCGTTCAGGTACAGCACGCTGGCAGCGCGCCACAGTTGCTGGTCGGTGATGTTCTGCTGCGCGGCGACCTCAAGCAGTTCGGTCATAATCGCCGTGGATTTGCCCATGCCGCCCGGCGCGCTGGTCATGGTCATGTGGCCCTTGATCAGGTAGTTGCCGTGCAGCCACTGCCTGGGCGCGATCCGGCTAGTCAGCATCTCCTGCAGGCGGGATCTCTCCGGCACCGGCTGCGGCTCGGCCTGTTCCTTGGACGTCGTCCGCGCCATCACTCGATTGACGTTCAGTAGCTCGGGGCCTTCCCGAAGCAGCGCGCCCACGTCGCTGAGGTCCGGCTCGCGGTGCTTGTCCACAGCGCCGCGCGCCAGCCTGCCGATCTCGCTGTCCTCGTTGCGCGCCGCCAGTTCATCCAGCAACTGATCACGGCGTTCGCGGCGCTTGCTGTCCTGGGGGCCGCTCTGCCGCAGCATGTTCCGGGCGGCCTCGATCAGCTGGCCGTAGTCCATCCCGCTGCGCGCACCGCGCATCAGCAGCGTGGCAAACGAGCCGTGGTAGTCATCGCCCGCCAGTACGCGCTCGACCAGCTGGTCGTCGCTCATGTCGTTGGGCGTGAAACTGCTGCGCTGCTGGCCGGCGGGTTTTCCCTCGCGCCCGTCGAGCAGGTCCAACAGTTCCGCTGACATCGGCTTGGGTTCGACACCGAAATCCACCGTGTACTTGCCGCTCGGGCCGGGCCAGACGATGAAGCCCTTGTGTTTCACCTCGGCGTCGGGAAGACCGGCGACCTGACCGGGAAATTGCACGTCGCCGGGGTCCAGGAAGATGAAGTGCCTGCCGCCGCTCATCGTCCGGTGGCAGCGCGTCGTCTTCAACAGATCCCAGTGGTCCTTGACCCACTGCTCGGCCTCGCCGCCCTTGTGGGTGTCGAAGTCCAGGCAGACCAGCCCGGCCATTTGCATGGGTACGCCAATCTCGCACTCGGGACCGGCGGCTTGGAACATCCACTCGACCTGGGCGGCGTCCTGGCTGGCGGCCTTGTAGCCGCCTTCGCCTGACTTCACGCCCAGCTTCTTATTTGAAAGCGCGGGAGCCTTGGACCCGTCATCCTTGATCCTGACTGGGAAGACGGGGTATTGTCGGGCCACGTCAAGCGCGGCGCGTGTCACGTCATACATCGGGCGTGGCTCCTGGTTGCCAACCGCGCCTGGCGGTGCGAACGCCAAATCACGGTTACGGATTACGAACTCGGCCTCAGGTCACTCGCCTGGGGCCGACTTCGTTGACGGTACGGCACATTCCCGCCTCGGCGCAAGCGCCGTCATCTCATCGCTGATTTTTCCTGTTGACATCATCGCTGATCGGCGCTAAGTATGGGGTACGTTCAATCGCTGATCACGGAGATCCCAGATGTCGAAGCATATCCTTGAGATCCAGCACACCATCAACAACCCCAGCTACGATGGCCGCGCCAAGCGGGGTATCGCTGCCGTCAAGACGCTGCCAGCTGGCACCAAGGTCATCCGCTACGACCGCGTCGAGGATCTCGGCGGCGTCGAGTACACCCAGACCTTCTACGAGATCCCCGGCTACTTGGGCACGTTTGAGGGCACCAGCAAGCTGGGCAAGCTGATCGCCGACCACGCGGTCGAGGCCGACGATAACCTGACCACGGTGCTGGCCTCTGAGAGCGCAGGGGGCCCGACTGGCGAGAACATTGTTGCGCGCGAGGCGCTGCAAGCGCTGATCGACAACGGCACTATCACCCTTGCCCAGGTTCGCGAAGTTCTCGAAGAGGGCAACTGATCATGCAGACCATCATCGACGCTCACCCGTATCGAATCTTCCCGACCCACCACATGGCGCGGACCATCGCCGACAGCGCCCAGCGAGAAGACCCCGACTGGACCTACGTCGTGCGCCAGATGGATCGCGGCTTCGTCGTCGTGATCTACGACGAGGACGGCGAGTATGTCGGCAATCACCCGTAAATGAAAGACCCCGGATCATGAACCGCATCCTCGATCACGACCCGCGCCGCCATGCAGCAGGCCGGCGGGCGCGCCCGTCAACTGGAGGTGCAAGATGCGCATACTCGTAGCTTGTGAGCGCTCCGGCGTCGTCCGTGAGGCCTTCCGCAAGCGCGGCCACGATGCATGGTCGTGCGACATCGAACCGGCGCGCGACGGTAGCGAGCATCACATTGAGAACGACGTGCGAAACATCCTCGCGTGGGGTTCGCAGTGGGACTTGCTGATCGCGCACCCGCCCTGCACTTACCTCGCCCGGAGCGGTTTGCACTGGAACCGGAAAGACCCGGCACGGGAGGAAAAGACGCAAGACGCGCTGGGGCTCGTCGAATTGCTGATGTACGCGGACATCCCGCGCATCTGCATTGAGAATCCACCAGGTCGCATAGGCACCGCCATCGACGCGCGCGAGTACGGTTTCAGGACGCGCCGTGCCACCCAGTACGTCCAGCCGCACAACTTCGGGCACGATGCTCGCAAGATGACTGGCCTATGGCTCAAGAACCTGCCCGACCTTCAGCCCACGAGACACGTCCCTGGCCGCTGTATCGGTCGCTTCAAGGATGGATCGCCCATGCTTCGCTGGTCGAACCAGACAGACAGCGGGCAGGATAGGATCGGTCCATCCGAACGACGTGTCGAACTTCGCAGCAACACATATCAGGGCATCGCCGATGCGATGGCCGAGCAGTGGGGATCGCTATGACAAGCCCTTACCTGAACCGCCCGCTGCGCCCGCGCGCCAAGGTCGAATGCATCTACACCAAGCTGCGCGACATCGAGCAGCGCATCTCCGACCTGCAGTGGGAAGGCGCCGCCACGCCCTGCCTCGACGCCGAAGCCCGCCGCCTCCGCAAGCTGCTGCGGGACGGCCAAACAGAGGAGCCGAACTTCTAATGATGACCGTTCCCTGTAACACCCCGAGATGGAGGGGAAACTAGCCGCCATGCACCCTGCCACGATCAACGTTGCCGAAAACCACGCCAAGTTGGCACGTCTGCTGGACGCCCATCCCGACGCCCGCGTCGTCTGCAAGGAACAGAAGACCCGTCGGACTGATACCTGGACGCCGCTGCTCCGGGTCGAGTTCCAGCCCGCTGGCAACGCCGGTGATCCGCCCCTGATCGTCCTGACGTTCGCCTGATGATCAGCAGATACGAGCGGCACGTCCTGTTGTGGCTGGACGGCCAGCCCGTTCCGGAGCCGCCGGCCAGCGCGGCGCGGCACGAGGCCCTGGAAAAGCTGCGGTCCGTCGGCTACGTCGATCTCCGGGACCGCGTCACCCCGCGGGGGCAGGATGCTCTCAACCCAGCGCCCGAGAAAACATGGCGCAGCGGTACTTGACATCTCATCGCTGACCCAGGTAGGGTCACCTTTCCAATCCCAGATCACGGATCGAACAGATGCCCAAGCAGCTTCTCCCCCACCAGATCGAGGACGCTCAGTTCCTTGCCTCCCGTCGTTTCGCCGGTTGTTTTTCTTCCCCTGGCAGCGGGAAAACGCTAACGACTTTGGAGGCCGCGCGTCTCGTCTGTCCCTCCCGCCTGCTGATCGTCGGCCCGCCAATCTCGCTTCGGATGTGGCAGCAGGAGACGGAGGACCACCTCGGCATCCAGGCACGCGTGCTGAAGACCGGGCGCACGCCGACCTCTTACAGCGACGCGCTGGTCTGCAGCTACGAGATCGCGACCAAGCGCAAGGACGAACTCCGCGACTGGCTGGCCGGCGGTGTGCTGATCTGCGACGAGAGCCACGCGCTGAAGTCCATCGATGCCAAGCGCACCAAAGCGGTGCTGGGCAAGCACGGCATCGTCGATGTTGCCGGCTATGCCTGGATGCTGACGGGCACGCCCGTGACCCGCTGGAACGACGACCTCTACCCGTTCCTCTGCCGCGCCGACATGGACGGCCTCCGCAAGCGGGCGGGCGGCAACACCCTGCAGAAGTACAAGCTGCGCTACTGCGTCACCCAGCAGCGGCAGTTCCCCGGTGCGCGTCACCCGACGGAGGTCGTGGTCGGCAACCGGAACACCGATGAGTTGCGCGACTGGCTGTACAACGGCGGGCTGGCCGTGCGCCGCGAGCTCAAGGACGTGTGGGAGCAGATGCCGCCGATCACCTTCAACGAGTTGGAGATCCCGCTTAAGCTGACGCCCGACCTCAAGGCCAGGCTGAAGGAGACCGACAAGAAGTCCGTGTCTCAGCTGCAGCAGGATCTCCAGAACAAGGAGCCGGCCCTTGCCACCATACGCCGCGAGATCGGCATGGCGAAGGTCCCGGCGGCTGCGAAGGAGATCAAGGAGCGCCTGGACGCCGGCCACGGCCCTATCCTCGTCGGCGCGTGGCACACCGACGTTATCGACGCCCTGTTCAAGGCTCTTGGAGATCATCGCGTCGAGATCATCGACGGACGCACCAGCGGCACCCGTAAGTCCGACGTCCAGAACGACTTCAACGCCGGTATCGTGGATGTGCTGATCGGCCAGATCGGCGCGATGGGCGTCAGCCTGAACCTGCAGAAGGGCGGCAACGTCATCATGGTGGTCGAGCAGGACTGGTCGCCGGCGATCATGGATCAGTTTTACGCCCGGGTTCACCGCATGGGCCAGGAGCGGCACGTCCACGTCGATCTGCTGCAGGGACAGGACGTGAAGCTGGAGCAGGCCGTCGCCCGCATCGCCAAGACCAAGTCGCGCGAGCACGCGCGCCTCAATGCCCAGGAGGCCTGAAGGATGAGGACTGACTTCAAGCAACTGATCATGCAGGGTCGCGCCGCCCTGGAAGCCCAGCACGAGTGGCCGCACGACCGCTCGAAGTACATGAACGCCTCGGAGGCCGATAGCTGCATCCGCCGGCAGTGGTACGCCAAGAACGGATACGAGGGCGAGGATCAGGATTGGGGCTACGCCCGGCGCGGCTCGCACGGCGAAAAGTACATCGTCGAGAGCCTGCGCGCTGCCAACGTCCCGCTGCTGCTGGCGGGCGAGGACCAAGACAGCCTGACGGACGACGAGCACCGCCTCGCCGCCACGCCCGACGGCGTCCTGGCGTGGGACGACAAGGACATGGAGGTGTCCGAGTTCAAGACCATCGATCCGCGCACGAACCGCTTGAACCTGCCGCGCTCGGCGCACGTCACGCAGTTGCAGATCGCCATGTGGTTGCTGAACCAGAACGTCTTGAAGGAGACGCCGGCGGTGGGCGGCTGGCTCGTCTACATGGACGCCAGCAACTACAATGACATCGTTCAGCACTGGGTGCCGTTCGACGCCAAGATCGCCGACCGGCTGGCCCCGCGCGCCAAGAAGCTGCTGAGAGCGCGTAGCGCAGACGCCTTGGACCGGGAAGGCAAGCGCACGGGGGAGTGCAACCGCTGCCCGTTCAAGGGGCCGTGCGGTGTCAGCCTGGACCCGCAACCGGGTCGCAAGCGCTCAAACCGGGGGTCTCGGCTCGACGCCATGGCCCAGCGGTTCCTCGAACTCAAGGACCAGGAGAATGCGCTGAAGGAGGAGAAAGACAACCTCAAGGAGGACATCAAGTCCGAACTCCACAAGCGCGACGTGGCCCAGACCGTGGTCGGCTCGGTCGAGATCAAGCTGACCATGGTCAAGGGTCGGACGACGCTGGACAAGAAGGCGGTGAAAGCCGCTGGCATTGACCTGTCGCCGTTCGAGAAGGAGGGCGCTCCCTCGGAGCGCCTGGATGTGAAGGCCGTGGACGCGGCCTAGATCTCAAACGCTCAGATCACAGGAGATCACCATGAGCAAATCGCTGACCGCCTTCGTCGCAACCAAGGGCCAGGAACTGGCTATCGACGACAACCGCATGGCCGATGCCCTGACCGAGACCGTGGGCGATACCTCCACGGGCAACCAGGGCATCACCTACCTCAACTTTTCCGGCAAGCTGGGCCGCTACTCGCTCGGCAAGGACAAGGAGAACGTGGGCCCGGAGCAGGTCTTCCTGCTGGAGCCGCTGTCGGTCTTCCGGGGCTGGCAGTGCTGGAAGAACTCCAAGCCCGTAGACAAGTTCAAGTGGTCGGTCTACGCGCCAGACAACGCCGTCGATGAGTCCGACCTGCCCGACCACGGGCCGTACCGCCAGACCCACGGCGAAGGCTGGAAGAAGATGGTCGGGTTCGGCGTCGTCGATCTGGACGATGGCCGGCAGATCGAGTTCTCGACCGACAGCGTCTCTGGCCGCAACGCGGTCTCGGCCCTGCTGGACGAAATCAGTCAGCGCGCCCGGTCGGGCGACCCGACGATCCCGCTGGTGAAGTTCCAGTCGGAGGAGTTCATCGCCCAGGAGCAGAAGAACTACAAGCCCAAGCTGGAAGTCGAGGTCTGGGTCACCCGCGAGCAGGCCGTAGCGGCCTTCTCGGACGACGTGCCCTACACCGTGGATGACCTGCTGGAGGGCAAGAAGCTGACCGCCGCGCAGAAGAAGAAGGTCGCGGCCTGACGATAGAAGCCCCCGCTCCTGCACGGGGCGGGGGTATTCTCTGGGAGATTGCCGTGAGATACGCAACCGTATGTTCGGGGATAGAAGCGCCGTCTGTAGCCGTTCACCCGCTCGGATGGACGCCGGTGTTCTTCTCCGAAGTGGACAGATTCCCCAAGGCCGTTCTGGCGCACCGCTACCCGGATGTGCCCGACCTTGGAGACATGACAGAGATCGACGGCGCACGGTGGAGAGGAGAAGTGGATGTGCTGATCGGCGGCACGCCCTGTCAGTCGTTCAGCGTGGCCGGCCAGCGGCGCGGGATGGAAGATCCGCGTGGCAACCTGACCGTCAAGTTCGTCGATTTGTGCGACCTTATACAACCTGACTTCATCGTATGGGAGAACGTGCCAGGTGTCTTATCTGATCGAAACAACGCCTTCGGATGCTTTCTCGGGGCTATGGCCGGAGAAGATGAGCCACTCCAGCCGGCAGGGAAGCGGTGGACGAACGCTGGTTATGTGCTTGGTCCCGAAAGAGCAATCGCGTGGCGGACCCTCGACGCCCAGTATTTCGGAGTGGCCCAACGACGCCGCCGTGTGTTCCTTGTCGCGTGTCCTGGAGACGGGGCCGATCCCAGAGAAGTACTTTTTGAGCGCGAAGGCGTGCGCCGGGATACTGCGCCGCGCCGAGAAGCGGGGGAAGGTGCTGCCAGCGGCGCTGGAGAGTGCGCTCTTAGCTTCCGCGAAAACCAACGAGCCGAGGTAGAACTTGTCGGAGGCGACGGAGCCACAGTCCAGGCTCTTTCAAACGGAGGCGGAAAACCCGGGCAGGGCTACCCCGCTGTCGCCTGCTTCGGCGGCGGAACCGCAGAGCTGACCGGCGACACGGCGACGGCGCTGCGTGCCAGTCAAGGCGGCGGTGATAAGCCGCACGTCACCCACAGCCTGCGCGCCGACGGTTTCGACGCCAGCGAGGACGGCACGGGGCGCGGCACGCCGCTGGTGCCGGTGGCACATACGCCCGCCGTCGCCTTCACCTGCAAGGACTACGGCGCGGACGCGGGCGACAGCAGCCCGACGCTGCGCGCGATGGGTCACGACGGCTCGCACGCCAACGCGGGCGGGCAGGTGGCGGTTCAGCAAGATGCGGCGGTCAGGCGGCTTACGCCACGAGAGGCAGAGCGCCTCCAGGGCTTTCCCGACGACTACACCGCCATCCCCTACCGCAACGGCACCGCCGCCGATGGCCCGCGTTACAAGGCGCTCGGCAACAGCATGGCCGTGCCGGTCGTGCGGTGGGTGTGCAAGCGCATAGAAAGGTCGGCTGGATGACGTACACGCTGGTCACCAGCAAGAAGACGCTGCGCGCCGCCCTGGAGAGGGTCCAGGGGCCGTGCGCGCTGGACTTCGAGACCACCACGCTCGTGCCTGCGGAGGGCCGCGTGCGCCTCGTGCAGCTGTGCAACGACGCGGTCCAGGTGGTCGTGGACTTCGACGAGATCCCCGGCGGCTTCCGGTCCTGCGCGCGGCTGTTCGACCGCGACGACGCCCAGTGGGTGGTGTTCAACGCCGGCTTCGAGGCGCGCTGGTTCCAGGACGCCGGCGTCGAGCCGTGGATCTGGGACGTGGAGCATCTGCGCCGCGCCATCCTGGGCGGCTCCCGCCTGTCGCTGAGGCTGATGGCGCAGTTCGATCTGGAGGAGGACGTCTCCAAGGACGAGCAGGGCAGCGACTGGTCGGCCAGGCGGCTCACCCGGCAGCAGCTGGACTACGCCTGGAAGGACGCCGACGTGACGTGGCGTCTGTGGCAGCACTGGGCGGACAAGGCAGACCCGGAGCGCTGGGCGTGTTTCCGCGTGCTGGCCGACCTTGACTACCCCGTGATCGAGATGGAGGAGAGCGGGATCAAGCTGGACACCAAGCGCCACCGCGCGCTGGTCGAGCAGTGGCAGCGCATCCAGGCCGACAAGATCGCGGCGATCCGCGAACTGGTGGGCGAGGACGAGGTCGCCAACATCAACTCGGACAGCCAGTGGTCCGACTACTTCTCCAGGCTGCTGCCCGACCAAATCCTGAAGAAGTGGCCGCGCACGGAGAAGTCGGGCCAGCTGCAGATGACCGGCGAGACGCTGAAGATGCTGGCCGGCATGTTCCCCGGCACGCCGTTGGAGGAAGCCTTCGACGCGCTGTCCGATTACAAGAAGATCTCGAAGTACATCTCCAGCTTCGGCGAGACGCTGATCACCAAGGCGAACCTGTCGCCTGACGGGCGGGTGAGGGCGCGTTTCAACATCGGCGCGGCCAAGACCTTGCGCTTCTCTTCGAGCGGGCCGAACGTGCAGCAGATCCCGCGCGACAAGGATGACTTTTTCGGAGAGACGCTGTCGATCCGGCAGTCCTTCGTCGCTGGCATGGGCCGGCGCATCGTGGCGCTGGACTACAGCGGCATCGAACTGCGCGTCCTGGGTCTGCTGGCCGGCGACGATCAGCTGATCGAAGACGCGGTGCAGGGGCGCATCCACGACAAGGTCGCCGAGTACATGGCCGGCAGGCCCGTGGATAAGCGGGTGCCGGCTGACAACGAGATCCGAACGAAGGCCAAGGGCGTCTCGTTTGGCACGGTCTACGGCAGCGGGGCCGCCGGCCTCGCCAGCACGCTCCGGCGAAGCGTGGACGAGGCGCAAGACCTCCTCGACTTCTGGGCAGGCCGCTACCCGAAGGCCTTCAATTTGCGCCACGACAAGCTGACGGAGGCAGAGCGCACCCGCTACATCCGCATGGTGGACGGCGGAACCGTCTACATGGGCAAGCGGCCCGAACTCCCGAAGTGCGCGAACTACCCCGTTCAGCGGGCGGCGTGGTCGATCATGGCCCGCGCCATCAAGCGCCACCACGACACGCTGCAAGGCGAGCGCGCCGCTGGCCGGCACCGCATGACCCGGATGATCGGGACCATTCACGACGAACTTCTGGACGAGGCGTCTAGTCGAGACGCCGATGCGTGCTACGCGCTGCTGGAGCGCGACATGACGGACGCCTACCTCGACATCTTCCCTGGCGCACCGACCGAGAACCTCGTCGAGGGCGGCATCGGCAAGACCTGGGGAGATGTGAAGTAGGAGTTGCGCTCCGTCAGCGATGAGTGTACATAAGAATCATCGCTAACCTGACAAAAAAAGGCCGCCTCTAGAGGGCGGCCAGTTCGGGGAGGCTATGAAGACCTCTGCAAGCAGGGAACTGACAGGATGACACAGATGCGACAAGAACTCAACGGGTGGGATGCCGAGAGCGTTCAGGACAGCGACCTGCTGGACCTGCAGTTGGCCGGCGACTGGCCCAAGAACACCAAGCGCGAGGTTCTGGAGGCCATCCAGGGAGCGCGCATCTCCTTCCCGGCGGCGATGGATCTGAACGACCGTATCGCCGACTGGGCGTCTAATACAAAAGACGCCGACAAGCAATTGCAGGAGGCGCGTGGCAGGCTGCAGTTCGCCAACGACAAGGCAACCGAGATGCTGAGCTGCTTGCAGGCGTTCGACTACGACGAGAAAGTCAGCGAGATTTACGACATGGTGATCGCGCTGCAGGGCCGCATCGAGGACGCGGACAACGGCATCTACAACGCCATGATGGAACTTCCCGACATCGAGGTGCCCGACGATGATCAATAAGCTAGGCGCAGCCGGCGCGTTCGATCACGCGCTGCAAGGTATCACCGACCAGCGAAGCGCAGACTACGGACACCCGGCGGATAACTTCCGCCGGGTGCAGCAGATGGTTCACGTCCTGCGGGAGTGCGACGACCCGGAACTTCGGGAGGCCCTGGAGATGATCGTCCGCAAGGTCGTGCGGCTGATCGAGAACCCGCGCCACCTCGACAGCTGGATAGACATCGCTGGCTATGCTAGGTGTGCAGCGATGATCATCGATCGTAGGGAGGAAGATCGTGGTTGAGGACAGGAAACAGTCCCACAGAGAAAACCAGAAGGCCTACGTCCAGCGGATGCGCGACGCCGGCTACCACCGCATCTGCGTCTGGGTGCCCGACGACGCTGCCGTGCAAGA